CCCGGAATCATCTTGTCAGCAGGTGGGGTGTTATTCTGGCGCAGTTCGGCCTCCATGCGGTCGAACTCAGCAATGTAGGCTTCCTTGAATGTGGCGGCTTTTTTGCCCGTGAAGCCCATCACCAGGAAAACGAAGCCGTTTTTGGTGATTTGGTAGGCGTTATAAGAATTGCCGCGGTGTTCGAATTTAACCCGCGAAAAGTTGCTGGTTAAAAATAGTTCAGAACATTCGAGGGATTCTATTTTTTGAACAACATGGTGATGCTGCTTGCCAAAAAACTCAGCAATCGAAATAGAAGTAGTGACGGCGCGACCATTTTCGATGGTTACGTCAGGGTGAGAAAGGGTAGTAGCCATAATGACATCCTCAAGTGATAAGTTAATTAACTCACCAGCAGAGGTGCTAATCTCATGGGTGGTGAGACGCACAGGGTTAGCACTACCGGTCACTCGAGAACCCGGCCAGCCTTGCGGCTGCCCCGCACGCCTCACCATAATTTGAATGTGGCTGTGCATTACGCATAAAAAAACCGCTTCAGCGCGGTTATGCGCTCGAGTAACTTTCGGGGTGCTAATCCCGGCACCCGTTTTATGAGGTGCAGGTGCACTATAATTCCACCCGTTCTGGTTTTCAATAGCTACATTCAACATTTTCTCTTTCCTTTCATCACCGAAGTGAATTTTGTGATGCGGTGCCTGGTGCCTCCAGGTGACGTTAACCAGTTAACAATTACAGTCGGCTTTCCCACCCAAACCAATAAGGACTAACATGACTTTTAACTGTGCCGCGTGCGCTTAGCCGCATTCACCGCATCACAAAATTCACTTTAAAAAGGGCGGACATCAGCCAGCAATTAAACCGATGCCGCCAACTGGTACTTCACACAGCAATGTCGTTATTTACAACCGGAGGCGCACTCCCACCATTTAAATTTAACAGACAAGACCGACTCTTTATGGATATCGGAAATGCGCCTTCGTGTTGTGCCCGGTTTTATTTCACCACCTCCGGGCTTCGGTGGTCTCGGCTATACCCCTACAGCGAGAGCTTGTGTTAACATTTCAATACCCTTACAGTTGAGAGTTATTGATATGTTGGATGTATTTACTCCATTGTTGAAACTTTTTGCTAACGAGCCACTCGAAAGACTTATGTATACGATTATCATTTTTGGTCTCACTCTCTGGCTGATACCGAAAGAGTTTACTGTCGCATTCAATGCTTATACTGAAATACCTTGGCTCTTTCAGATTATCGTTTTTGCCTTTTCTTTCGTGGTCGCCATTTCCTTCTCAAGATTGCGAGCACATATTCAAAAGCATTATTCATTACTACCAGAGCAACGAGTATTGCTTCGTTTATCTGAGAAAGAAATCGCTGTATTTAAAGATTTCCTTAAAACAGGAAATCTTATTATCACTTCTCCTTGCCGTAACCCGGTTATGAAAAAATTAGAACGGAAGGGCATCATTCAACATCAGAGTGATAGCGCAAACTGTTCTTATTATCTCGTCACCGAAAAATACTCCCATTTTATGAAGTTATTCTGGAACAGCAGGAGTAGACGTTTTAATCGTTAGCTTACTGTGTGCTTCTCCAACCATCGGCGCGCACCAGTTTCGGTTTTAAATGTTTTGCTTTTGGTATACGTCATGGCAGTGAACGTTCCATCCTGGTTGGGGAACACGCCGCACACCAGGGATTCGTTGTTGCCGAGGTCGATTTTTTGCATTTTGCGAATCTCACATCTTGTTGCTACGTATAGCGACTTCTGCCTGCCAGAGATCCCAGTCGTTGCTGCGTAAAGCCTGCACAGCCTGGTTGTAAGTGATACCGCAACAATCCATCAAATACTGAACTACTTCGTAATGCACCATCTTATCTCTCCCCTTAACGCCGGGTGGCGGAACTAACTGCTGCACTGCAAAATTTGAATCCCGCCGTCATGTTCATACGCCTCGGGCTGGCTACTTAACCCCTGACCACTGCCTGGTAACTCGAAGTATTGCCCTGCGTTCTGTGGGGCGGGGTGGGTGGTATGCTGGAACTATAGGTAATGCCTAATTGATTGTCAATAGGCTATGCCTAATGTTTTGAGCGTAACCTAATAGGTGATGGCGACAGCAGAAAGTGATGGGGGGTTAAATAACGGAATCCAGGAGTTTTCCGTCAGACCATATAAGTTTAAGTTCCAGTTTTTGTGATGTTCTGGCTTTTCCGTTCAGATTCTAGAGCTTTCAGATACTTACCCACTTTCATTTCCATCGCTGCTATATAGGCGCGAACATCGTGGTCAACCCAATCTGGTTCTGTAGCATTTCCAGATAACAGGAAAGCTACAATCGCTCTTATTTCATCAGAGGCTGCTTGATAAAGGTTGTTTATATCTAAAAGTTCACTTTTTGTATCTGAATTGGTGGGGGTTGGTATGGGGTATTCGTTAAGCCCCCAATGCTCTGGACCAACAACATCAGAAAAGAAACGCCATAATTCTGGAAGTTTATCTTTACTTATAGAGCCTTTCTTAATCCAGTCATAAATTGATGGTGGTTGGACTTTGAAGTGGCGTGCGACCTCCGCCTTTGATTTGACGGATCCCGATGCGATTTTTTTGTTAATGGCCTGCTCTATCGCTCGGCCTAAGTCTTTACCACTAAGCATTGCTTAATATTCTCCTATGCTCATTGCATTAGGCAATACCTACCCTTGCCGCATTAGGCATAGCCTATTGACATTTATATTAGGCGTCGCCTAATATTTCTGTGTGTTTTTGGAGTTCATTCGATGAAAAAAGAGAACTATTCATTCAAGCAAGCTTGTGCTGTTGTCGGTGGGCAATCAGCAATGGCTAGGCTTTTAGGTGTATCACCTCCAAGCGTAAATCAATGGATCAAAGGGGTACGTCAATTGCCTGCCGAGAGATGTCCAGCAATTGAACGTGCAACAAGAGGTGAGGTTCTGTGCGAAGAACTTCGTCCTGATATTGACTGGTCATATTTACGACGTTCGGCATGTTGTTCGCAGAATATGTCAGTGAAGCAACTAAATGACAGTAACAAATCCTCATTTGATCATACCTGAAACATCAAGAGGCAAATGATTCATGAAAATCAAGCATGAGCACATCGAATCAGTGTTGTTTGCCCTGGCAGCCGAAAAAGGGCAGGCATGGGTAGCCAATGCAATTACTGAAGAATATCTGCGCCAGGGGGGCGGCGAATTGCCCCTGGTTCCAGGCAAGGACTGGAATAATCAGCAGAATATCTATCACCGTTGGTTGAAAGGTGAAACGAAAACGCAAAGAGAAAAAATTCAGAAGCTGATCCCAGCAATTCTGGCAATCCTTCCGCGCGAGCTGCGTCACCGACTCTGCATCTTCGATACCTTGGAACGCCGTGCATTACTGGCGGCGCAGGAAGCGTTAAGTACGGCAATTGATGCGCATGATGATGCAGTCCAGGCCGTTTACCGGAAAGCGCATTTCAGCGGTGGCGGGTCTTCCGACGATTCTATCATTGTTCATTAAGCAAAAGTTTTCATGCTGTTTGTGCTTATTCTAAGCAACCGGGCAGCATCATACGGGGCAATTATGGCCGCATTACCATACATGCAACTGTACATAGCTGATTACCTGGCTGACACCATGCATTTGTCAGCAGAGGAGCACGGTGCGTATTTGTTGCTGATGTTCAATTACTGGCAAACAGGAAAGCCAATACCCAAAAACAGGCTGGCAAAAATTGCCCGTCTGACTAACGAGCGATGGGCTGATGTTGAACCATCCTTGCGGGAGTTTTTTTGCGATAACGGCGAGGAATGGGTGCATCTTCGGATTGAGGAAGATCTGGCATCAGTCAGGGAAAAATTAACCAAAAAATCAGCCGCAGGAAAAGCATCTGTTCAGGCCAGAAGAAGCAGAAAGGAAGCAGATGTTCAAACAAAACAAGAGAGAAATTTAACAGGTGTTCAAACAGATGTTGAAGTGGTGTTTGAACATGATGCCAACACAAAGGCAACTAATAAAGATACAGATAAAGATCTAAAAACAGATCCCCCCCTAAATCCCCCCCGGGGGAATCGAGGTGTCAAAAAGTTTGACCCTCTGGATATTGTTTTGCCGAACTGGATTTCTGTCTCGCTTTGGCGTGAGTGGGTTGAATTTCGCCAGGCATTGCGTAAACCGATTCGAACGGAGCAGGGCGCTAACGGGGCGATACGGGAACTGGAAAAATTCCGCCAGCAGGGTTTTACCCCTGAGCAGGTGATTCGACATAGCATCGCCAATGAATACCAGGGCTTGTTCGCGCCGAAAGGTGTTCGGCCTGAGACGTTGCTCAGACAGGTTAACACCGTCTCGTTGCCGGACAGTGCGATCCCGCCAGGCTTCAGGGGGTAACGAACCATGAAAAATATTGCGACAGGCGGCGTTCTGGAACGCATCCGCCGACTGACCCCGCCACATGTAACCGCCCCATT